AATTAAATATACTTATTATTTGTTAATAGGTTTATTACAACGTTAGCTAATCTTTTAGCACCCTCATCATTTGGATGTATATAAATATCACCATCATTTCTCAGGAATAATGCCTTATTAATATCGCATACACCCATGTTTTCATATGCACTAATAGAAGGTATACCGTATAGACTAGCAATTTCACATAATTTTTTAGAATAGTCTAATGTTGTTAAACCTATATTGTTTTTAGTTTTTTCACTAAAACTTCCTATATAACCAAAGCTTGTACCAACACAGTAAATACACGCAGATGGGTATTTATTAATGATATTTTTAAACATAGCATGACATCCACCAGTGAAATTAGTTACATCATTTTCGTCCCCATCTATACTAACATTTTGCGCCCAATCGTTCATACCACCCATTATAAGTAGAAAGGATAAATCGGGGAGTGCATTAATTCTTTTTATATTGCACATGCTTGTTGTATTATCACCGCTTATTTTACTTCCGTCAATACCGTAGTTTTCTGTGCTACAATGTAATTCTTTATTTAAATACGGTTGCCAGTTGTTAGCATGTGTAATGCTATCGCCGTATGTTATTATAGTTTTACCGGTGAATTTATTTGAAATGTAATTACTTATTGTTGTCCAATTATTTTCATCTACTTTAACGTAATTAGTTTTACTACTAATGTGGTAAAATAAATAAAAATTGTTTCCGCTTGAAAAAGCATTTTTATAGACCAACAAAAGACCAAAGCCAGTTGTAACAGGCAAATTAGTGCCAGTAATATTAACTACAGGATGCCACCCATTTTTTAATGCTGATAATTCAGTCTCACCATTATACGGCAACTCTGAATTGAACAATGTTTCCGTATTAATGTAATTACTTATTGTTGTCCAATTATTTTCATCTACTTTAATGTAATTAGTTTTAGTTAGTGCATCTAAATAGATAAAATAATTATTGTTTATACCACTTGTGTTTTGGTAAGCAAAAAGTAACCCAAAAGCACTACCAGTTGGCAAATTTGTTTTAGGTGTATCGTTAATAACAGGATACCATCCTGGTTTTAGTTCTGATAAAGGTGTTGTACCGTCGTATGTTGGGTGTGATAATAAAGCTGTGTTAAATTTTTCACCTACGATTTTAGCGTCAGCACCTGCACCACTAATTGACAGTGTTTTATCAATAATAGGTGCTGTTGGTGTGATATTTTTAGACAACCAATCAGCTATTAAATCTGGGAGTAAAGGCTCAATTAATTTGCTTAATTCACCTGTTGAAGCCATTTTATCGAGCTTATTGTTAATTTCTTCCTGTACATCAAGTGTACTGAAATAGTTATTTACATAACTCTGCAATTCCTCATAAGCGGTATGCAAGCTAGTAACATCACCATGCAAGGTTTCAACATCTTCCATGGTTTTGTTCAAATAATCAACCACTTTGCACAGCAATTCATAATAGCTCAAACTATCATCATACACTAAAGGCAACACTTTCTGACACCAGTATCTAAACGGTTGCAATGTCTTATAATTGCTCAGCTGTGGTGTAAAATCAGCTGGCGCATTAGGTTTTATTGTTCTTTCATCACTCATGCTTTCTCTCCTTTACCATAACCCGAAAAATAAATCATCAAATTCAGCAATAACCATTCTGTCAATATTGAGAAACGTATCACGATATTCTTTCAGCATTTCGCTATAACTTCCACTACCCTGTTTACCGCTAACACTTTCTAAATATTCTTCTGTATTATTCACCGTTCCAGTATTGCTATTACTTCCATTTTTTGTATTTGCTCTTTCACTTGTATCACTATATTTAACGTTTCCAGTATCATTATATTCACCACTACCGCTATTAGTACTTTCACTTGTACTGCTATCTGTATTAGTAATCTTTCTAGCATTAGTCAAATATGTTTCAGTTTCAACTCCAGTTAAAGCCCCCTGTGGAGTATCACTGTACAAGTCTTTGCTATTACTAGAACCATTATCAGTAACACTACTTGTACCACTATTTTTATTAGTACCACTTGTAGTATTATCCCTTGTTCCACTTCCTGTATTTTTATCTGTACTTGTTTCTGTGCTAGTTCCATTTTCTGTTTTATTTTCGTCAATAGTTCTATTATGCGTTCTTGTAATATTTACATCATACAATGGGTTAAATTCTAACAGTGCGCTTTTGTAAAGCTGGTTATAATACGGTAAAATTTCTTCTAACCTTGTATTTAACCACAACTTCCAAACACCAACAGTTTCAGAGCAAATTTCTCTTAAATAATAATGTTTTAAAATTTTCTTGCAAATAACACTCCTGTAATTTTCATCAAAAATTTCAGCTTTTGTTGTAAAAATTTTATTCCAGCTATTATTTAAAATTTCATCAACATCATCACACCCTTTAGAATTTTCAAGTCCTGACTTACTTTCACAGATAAAACGAACCTCAGTTGTATACTTACTCATTTAACACAACCTCACTTTCTCCCTCTGTGGTATCAACACCTTGTCCCTCATAGATACTTATAAAATCTTCTCTATAATTGACTTCAATATTAGTTCCAAACATAGCATTTATTTTTTCAACAGCTTCTCTTCTGCTTTGCAATCTGGAATACCTACTTGAAATAGTTCCTCCCTGTGCTTGTGAGCTTTCAATTGTCAGCATACGTTCACGCTTTTGTGCTCCAGTGTTATTAATGCCTAAATAGGTCAACGCTTCATTCCAATACATTTGCTTTAAATTGTATAACTTATCACAAACATATGGTGCACCTGTCTGTAAGCATTTTAAAGAATTTAAGTCAAGGTTTTTATCACCAAAAATGAAAGGTGAATTACCATCAAACTCTTTATATAAATTCTTTAAGGTCAATCTCTGTTGTTCTGTACCCTGTATCAGCACTGGTGTTTTTTGTGCATTAGCGTTTACATCTATAATCCTATCCAGGTTATACAATCTTTTAGCAAACATTTTCACCTCTAATACAGAATTTGTGTGCAAATAATTATTCCATATAATCACGCTGTTGCTTTCTTTCAGCAATTTCTGATAATTATTATAGCCAGAATACGCACGTCTTAACACTGGATTTCCGTAAACGTCTAATCTACCACTCGGTAAACAGTCTAAACAAAGATTGCCTATCACTTCATCATTAAAATAGACCATACTACCAGTCTCAAATAAATGTAATTCCAGATACCTTGCATCTACTGTAGGTGGCAAATTTTTCCATTCAAACATTGATACGCTCAACTCTGTTAATCTGTTTAAATACTGCATATATGTTAAATTGTTTACAGTAGCACTTTCACCAAACAGTGTTTTTTCTCTTTTTCTGTTACCCATTTATTCACCCCCTTGCGGACTGTTGTCTAAACTATAATTACCTATTTCAGACCCATTTTTCCAAAAAGTAATGCCATTATCGTATATACTGCAAATTAATCTCATATCATCACTGGGAATGCTACCAGTTATTGTGCACCCTATAGTTTTAACATAATTCCAATGTGGACGACTATTTCTGTTTGGAATTTTCAGTCTTTTCACAGCATAACCATAAACAGTGAAATAATCATCAATCATTCTGGCATATTGGGAACTTATGGAACATCTACCGCCGTAAAAAGATTGTAGTCCACTAGCAACACTATTGTTACCAGTGTTAATACTACCCCTTACAACATCCGCTTGAATTGAAGCTTGATACCCCTCCGACAGTGCTTTCATAACTGTGTTTGCAGTGTTTACAGTCGCACCTACAACTCCACCTCCTAAATAACCGCTTACCATTTTAACCCCTGTTTCTGTCGCTAATGGTAAAGCATTTTGTGCCAGCCACGCGCGAAACGCGTCTGTACTCCATGAACACATAGGATAATTAGACAGAGTTAATGTTTCGTTTAAATTTAGTTCAGCTCCCTTGTAATTACGCGGTCTTAATACGCATTGAATAGGCATTGTCATTGGTACAGTTATATTCCACGCTGGTGTTAGGTTTTCAAAAAATTCGTATCTTAAATTTAGTGAAGAAGCTCCCGCATTTGTAATGCAATAAAAATTATATGGATATGTGTATAGTTTTTTATTTTTCGGTTTATACCCATCTATTTTCATTTCATCACTTACTGCACCACTTGAACTATTAAATGAATACGCATTTTTTGAAAAAACGATTGTCATTCCCTCATCTGGTATAACTGCGCCTGTCGCAATAGCTGGTGCAATATACATAGCTACAATTGCATCTGGTTTTTGAGCGTATTTCGTTAAAAGTGTGTTTATTGATTCCGGCTTATCGAGTGGGTACGCATGTAATGTACATCCACCGTACACACCGTCATAAACTGTGCCATTGGGAGCTTCATCTGCGTCGCTAACAGCAACAAAAACTGCAAGTTTATTTAGCGCAACAGATAAATCTTTGTAATCGTTAAACACATACTCACCTAAATTCACGTTTTCTGGCTCAATGTGAATACCAATATTATCTGTTACTGTGTGCTCTCTTTCAACAAAGCATTGGTCTAAACTGTAATCAAAAAACCATGTCTGCATTACATCAATTTCAAATTCAATCTGTGAACATTCATTGTTTAAATACTCAACAGAAGTGATAAACGCGTAAAACCATTTATTACCATATGATGTGTTTTGAAACATCATATAATTACAGTCATACAAATTATCAGCTTTTATTCCAACCCTAGCATAACCACGCTTAACTCTCTGGTACGTGTAATTATTCAAGTTGTATTTTTGCAATCCCATGAAATAAGTAGCCTGTGCACTGGCGCTTCCAAAATATATGGTATGGTCAAATGTTTTATCTAAAGGAACGTCTTTTAAAATACGAATATTGGTATTAGGCTCGATATACATATATTAACCTCTTTCAAAACTCTAGGGTAAGTTATTAACTCACCCTAGATTGACTATTTACTCTTTATTCATTGTTACAGTATCACCGACATTGTTAGCGCTTGAAATGGTTGTAGCGCCCTTATAAGTCTGACCATTAACCTCTGCCACTAAAGTGATTTCGGTAGCGGCTTTTGAAGCTGGAATAATAACAGCGCCGTATTTCTGAATAGCAATTCCGTTTGTAGTGGTGCTTTCATCCTGTACAAAATGAACACTATTCGGCTCAAGGCTAGCTCCGTCTGTATCAGCACTTAACGCAAATACTGTAGCTTCTTCACTGTGGTCTTTGCTGATAATTTCAACTGTTAATGTAGTCGGTAAAGTGATTGTTGCTGTGCTCTGAACGAATACAACAGCGTTCGCAAATGGTGAGTAAGAAACAGTTTTCCATGTGTGGTAGAAATAGTTCCAATACAAACCACTAGCCACATACTTTTCAGTGAACTTGTTATTGTTGTCGTAAACTTGGAACCAATTTTCATCAAGCAATACCGCTTTTACGTCTTTCATCAGATTTAATTCAGCTGTTGTGATTTCTTCAATACCGTCTGAATTTTCTCTGATAACGTCAAAACGTTCGTTGTCAAACTCAGACCAACTGTCAATAAGAAACAGCCGTCCCATGAAATCAGCCTTTTCCATGTTGAATGCAGAAGCAAGGACAGATACATCAAATTCTGCATTGAATGTTGCATCCATGAAAATTACCTGTCGGTCTTTTGGTGTGTTTGTTTTAACGCCAGACTCGTTATAGTTTGATGACATAAACGGTAAAAGATTTGATGTACCTCTAAATTTCACAGCCGCATCTGTTAAATCGTTCGCCTGTTCAGTAGAAATAGGAAACATTTTTCCGTGACTGATAGCTTTAATTAACAGATACTTAAACAGCAAAAATTCGTCATATTCAGCTGCAGTGTAAACGGCATCCACGATTTTTGCAATAAGGTTCTGCACCCCCTCCATTGAAAGAAAAGCCTGTCGTAAATCTTCATCCTGTATGGTAACTGGGTAGACAACGCGCCAGTTCATTGTATGAAATACGCTTCTTACATCTGGCAGTGTTCTCTTAAATTCTCTTTTTGGTGCTTTTTCAACATCAAAATCAACTGCTTTTGCAATGGAAACGAAAATATCTTCCACACTTTCGCCAAATTCAAGATAACCTTTTTTCAAAATTGAATAAGGGTTATTGAATGTTGCGCTCTGCATTCGTACAATAGCGATACGATTTACAAGCGCATTAATGAACTGATTTGCAAAAGCCGGTGTTCCATAAATCACTTCACCTACTTTCGGAATATCAGTTGTCTTTGTAACTTCTGGCACATTCTGCTGATAATCATAACTGGCGTTCTGTCTGATTACGTTAAGAATGTCCATTGTTGTTGCGTTTAATGTGCTTACTGCAACTCTTTTAGGCATATATTTAACCCTCCTTAAATAAATCTGAAAATGTTTTTTTCACTTCTGGTTCTGGCTCTGGTTTAGGTTCTGGCTCTGGTTCTTTACTGAAAAAACGGTTCGTATAACGCTCTCGCCACGATTTATCGTTTTCTTCATATTTTGTTTTCCAGTCCTCACCGTCACCAGTTGCCCTTGTTTCTAAGTCGGTGAGCGTGTCACTAACATCTTCAAGAAATGAAATTGTTTCATCATCTGTCTGCTCTCCTACTCTTGTTCTAATTGCTTCTAAAATTTCCTCTTTATTTCTTACAGACATATTATAACCTCCTACTCAACTTTTGTCCACTTGTTTTTATCGAAAATCTCAGATAATCTTAAAGAAAGTGGGTGGTCTGGTGAAATAAGAATATCTTCGTTTTCTGTTACCATAATTTCAAAACCAGTTTCATGTTTGTACTTTCCCTTTGTAAATAACATTTTATCAACTCCTTTTTCTTATAAATTGTTTCACGTGAAACGTTAAAAATATCGAATCATCATATAAAGTGGTAATTTTGTTTTTCTTTTTGATGGGATGCCACCTCCACCACCACCGGCACTAAAATAACGATATAACATTACTGCATTGTTAAAAATTTCTGATTCTGTTAAATAACCATCTTTTGTTATCCAGTTAGTAATATTGGTGTTGTTTGCATTACTCGAAATAAAATTGTAACAAGCGTTTGCACGTTCTACTCGATAGTCCCATGACGAATCATGTATTCCCTCCCAGCACATATTCCAATAATGCGTTAGACTTTCAATGTCAGTGCTAGTTGACTTTAAAAAATCTTCCAGTGTAGCGTACTCTTGATACCCAGTTTTAGGCATCCACACATTTTCATGTACGATATACGCGCACTGTCCGTTTCCATCATCATCAGCATAACCATTTAATTGTAACCATTCATGCAACTGATAAAGTCTACCGTGTGTATCTCCGTCTGTGTTCGTCCATTGACCTAGACCGTACCCTACGTTTAAAGCTGTCCAGTCGTGCGGTTCTTTTTCCCAAACACCTGGGTTTATATTTGATTCTTGCCAGAAATTACCACACATAGCGGATACAACGTAGATACTAGCACCATAGCCACTAACACCACCATCACCGTACCGAAATAATCTTTGGAATGATGACGTATAAGTACTTATACTTACTTGTTCTGCCAGTGGTCTTTTGTCAGTATGTGCGCCCATGAAAATTCCAGAACCTTGCCCACCTTGATAACACATTTCTGTGTGTGTTGGATTTAAACCTATGTCGCCAGCTAAATACTCACCAGTTGCAGATACTTCTGTAAAGCCTAGTGATAATAGCACTTCTGCCTCATTGTAGGTTGTAAATGCGTTGTGAGATGGTGCATAATTAGGGGTTTCAAAACCACCAGCTAACAGAGCGTAATTTATAAAAGAACTACAGTCATAGTAAGTAATACCGCCAATCGTTTGTTGATTCCTATATGTGGTACTATATCCTACGTTTGGAGCGTTGCATGTTTCAATAGCCCACGAATAAGCCTTGTTAATATCTGGCATGTTACCCCTCTACAATATAACAGTTGTACCCCTTTTTGGTTAATTCTTTTTTCAGCTTTTCAGCGTTTTTTCTGTTATGAAATGCACCAACTTGCACCTTATAAAATTTCTTTAGGTTCGTTAGTTCAGCAAAGTGTGCTTTTCCACTTGCAATGCAGACTCCTTTTGCAATTGCTCTGCCTAACTCTTTTTCGTGATTGTCAATCCAATCTTCGGTATCTTCGTTGTCGTGAAATTCAGATTCGAGATAAGCTGTTACACATTTTGTTGCGTTAATTTCATATAGACTGGTTGTTGACTGGATTCCTTTATCTTCTGTTGGTGTAAGTTCAGCGACTTCTTTGTATATGTTATACACATATGCGTTATTTATTCGCGTTGGATAACATAACATTAAAGTGCCATGTCCACGCCCTCCATTTGTGTGAATAGGAATATGTAAATCTGCACCCCATTCGTTACTTTCTTTTACTCTGTCTTTATAAGTATTTTCTTTATCTGATGAACCCACTTTAACATCATATCCATTTAATTCTAAATACGCTCTTGCGTAATCGGCAATCTTGATACAATGAAAAGCTTCTGAATGTTTACCACCAGCTACTATATTTGACCATTGGTCTGACGGTGAAAGATATACTTTCATTTTTAATCACTCCTTATTAATGTCTGAAATATGAAATAGCTCCATTAGTTTGTCTGGCAAAATGTCTGAATTAATTTTACTGATATTTTCCAGAATTGAAACTAATTCAGTTGTGCATACGTAAAGGATTATAATCGGAAGTATTGATACATCTATATGAAAACCAATATATTTCCCTTGTGTATCAACCAACCATGCTACAATGTAGCAAAGTATAAAGCCAATTTTTTTGAATAATCCATCACGTAGTTTTGCTGATTTAATGTCTTTTGATTTTACCGCGGAAATAATACCTGTGACTAAATCAAGAGCATTAAAAATCAGCGCAATAATAACAGGGTAAAACTGCATACTTTTTTCACTTCCTCTCTTATTCATTTTAATTTATTATAAACTAAATCTTGAAAAATGTCAATAGGTATGATATAATTTAATAAGGAAAGGAGCAATAAATTTTATGAGCAAATACTATGATGGAACTAAACTCTTATCAATGCTTGATATAAATGGAAATAAACCAGAAATATACATGTGTACCACTAATCGTACAGGTGGAAAAACAACCTATTTTGGCAGACTGTGCATTAACAGATTTCTTGATAAAAATGAAAAGTTTGGACTTTTATATAGGTACAATTATGAACTAGACGACATTGTTGATAAATTCTATAAAGATTTAGGCAGTTTATTCTTTCCCAGTTATACTATGACTTCAAAAAGAAGAGCAAAAGGAACGTTTCAAGAGTTGTTTTTGAACGAAAAAAGTTGTGGTTATGCTTTGAGTTTAAACAATGCAGACCAAATCAAAAAATATAGCCACTTATTTTCAGACATTCAGCGCATGATTTTTGACGAATTTCAGAGCGAAACAAATCACTATTGCGATAATGAAACTAAGAAATTTATAAGTATTCACACATCCATAGCTAGAGGACAAGGCGAACAAGTTCGATATGTCCCAGTTTATATGTTAAGTAATCCAGTCAGCATTATAAATCCGTACTATGTTGAAATGGGCATTTCTGGTAGGCTCAAAGACGACACAAAGTTTTTAAGAGGGGACGGCTTTGTACTTGAACAGGGGTATATTGAAAGTGCAAGTATAGAGCAAAAAAATAGCGGATTTAACAGAGCTTTTTCTAAAAATAGCTATACTGCCTATAGTAGTGAATGCGTGTATCTGAATGATAACAAGGCTTTTGTTGAAAAACCAGCTGGAAAGTCAAAATACCTTTGTACTTTAAGATATAAAGGAAGTGACTTTGCGTTACGCGAATATACTGAAAGTGGTCTAATCTACTGTGACGACAAGGCAGATAGTTCTTTTTTAACTAGAATTTCAGTCACGACTGACGACCATAATATAAATTATGTTATGTTGAAACGTAATGATTTCTTTTTATCGAATTTGCGCTATTTCTTTGAGCATGGTTGTTTTCGATTTAAAGATATGCGTTGCAAGGAAGCTGTGTTATCAGCTTTAAGTTATTAGGTATCTGCTTTTGTTTCCATTAATGAATAAACAGGGTAGCACGGTTGAAAAAATACTGCCTGTTTACTTTTCGGTTGCGCTGACCGCTTTAAATGGTACAAAAGTTACAGATATAAAAATAGCGTGAGTAAAGAAGATTTTTTCTTCTCCTCACGCTATTTTATTTTATATTTCTTTTTCACATTTTATTAAATACTCTTTAGTTTTTTCTGGCGTTGTGTTGTACTCTTTGCATGTTTCCTCTAAAACGCAATGCTCACAGTCTGTGTTATCACATTCTTCTATTAGAAAACCTAATAACTCACCATATGTCATATTTTACCTCATTTCGTAAGTAGTATTAACAAGTAAGACTCCACCACGTATGCGAATTGGTCTAAGCTTATCTGGTACTTTCAGCCCAACCTTAAAGTCACTATAATCCCTAACAATAGGTCTGTTATCTTTGTCAAATAAAAACTCTTTTTCTTCATCACTCCAGTTTTCTCTTACATCAGCTGTGCCTTGCATTGATAATTCAAACAAATCTTTACATTTTTTCGGCATACCAGCACATTTTATATTATTGTACTGATAGCTTTCTTCTAATGCTATAAGATTTTCGTGTGTAACGTGTTCAATATAAGTTTTCTGCCTTGTAAATATAGCTTTATCCCAACAACTTTCTAATTTCCAACAACAAAATTCTTTGTCGTCTACTTCAATTCCTTTTATTTCTTGCGGTAATAAATCACAATGTATACTGTCTGTATCTGCGTATATAAACCCCCTTTTTTCTGCTCCATAATAATTTTTCTGTGCCGCTCGTATTGTAAAATTTCTTGAATATGATGTAATAGCAGAGCCTATAGCAATATAACCCGGCTTCTTTTCGTTTTCTACTACTTGCATAAATCCTATAGATTTATCGTCTTTAACGTATGCAATCTTAAAAGAAGAATCAGTGCTACTTGCCATTTTCCCATATAGGTTATTTAAAAATAGCTTTGCTAACTCTCTTAACGCACCTTTACTTTCCTTTTTTATCTTAGCGTATTTGTTGATGTATTCGTCAAAAATACCAACCATAGAATAAAAATAACACCCATCAAGGATTTCAAAATCAACTAGCTCATAGTGCTCTTTTATTAATTGATAATCTGTCATGGTTAAAGTTAGTTCAACTTTAGCTTGTTGTATATTTCCGTCTTTATCTATATAATAAGGAAAATAATCGTCGTTTTCGTGATTGTACACATCACTGGTTTCTAATGATTCTGTCCCTTTATATTTTAAATCCCCTTTTATTTGTATAAATGGCAAATAGTTGTCTTTTATGTAAAACCTTGTTTTTATTCTTACAAAGTAATACATATTTTCTTTTAAAGCTTGGTCTGGAATAAAATTTCCAGTCCAAAATTTTGGTAAACCTATAGGATATTTATTTCCACTTTTACTACTCATCATAGAGGGGTAAAGAGAATTAACATCAGCCGTTGTCCCATTCGTTTTTATTTTGTTTTCTTTTCCTTTTACTAAATAGCACCAGCCACCCCTATATGATTTCCGTAACCAATCACCAGCATTATCATATTTGTGCTCTTGTTTATCAATTTTAAAATCATATAGATTAGGAAACATTTCGGCATAATCTAATTGAATTTCTAAAGATGACCGACATATTTTTTTATATTCTTCCAAACAACATGAACCTATGGTTAATTTATTATGCCCTTGTTTAAACATAATTTCTAGTGCTTCTTTCACTACAAGAACATCATTCGCTATATACTCTTGTTCTTCTTTTGTTATCTCGCACCCAGCATAACGAAAACCAGTATATTCCATATCTAATTTTTTATGCTTTGTACCAAAACTTTCACCTATCCTTTTGACAGAAAAAGGTAAAAGTTTAAGAGAATCACGTATTTCTATAAAATGATTTTTTACCTTTACTATGATAGAATACCACATTCCTCTATCAGATATGGAGTATTTAAAGGTGTTGTTAAACATTTTAAATTGCTGTTTCCATTTTACGTCAGTTTCTTTATCTCCTATTTTATCATATGCCTGTGTAAATTTTTTATCAACTAATAAATATGATAACCAAAAAGCGCCATCAAATTTTAGGTTGTGATAATATACAACAACGTTGCAATTTAATGACACTAAATAATCAAAAGTTTCAGCTATGCTATGCAGAATTGTTACTTTATCACTAAATAACTCTACAAGCGCACTAGCCCACACTTCTGTGTTTACTTGCCCTTTGTACACAGTTGTTTCAAAATCACCCATAAAATAACGATATTCACGTTGTTTCATTCTGGTTGTTCAAAATCCTCATTATATTCTGATTCTAAATCTAAATCTTGTAACTGTGAGGGCGTTAAAGTATTACCTGTTAATATTTCCATAAATAATCTAGTTGCTGACTGTATTGCTTCTGCTTTACTGTCCCATAATACTATAGTTATTAGTTCTGATAGTTTATCCGAATTTGCTTGTAATCTATTTCCAATTTCTTCTTCACCAAATAACGCTATTTGCTGATTAATTAAAGTTAATAATACGCTTTGTGATCGTATAGTTTCTTGTAGTGCTACAGGTCTACGCCTTTTTCTTCCTACCCAACTTGTATCAATTTGTAACCTACTTACAAAATCATCTATTATATTTTTAAAGACCTCTTTTCCCTCTGATGGTAGTTGCTCACGGTGTTTTTCTGCGTCTTTAAAAGACCAACTACGGCGTTGTTTCTGTCTTTCTTTTCTAGTTTTAACAGCTTTTCTAGCTCTTTGTTTTCTTTCTTCTTTTCGTCTTTTCTGTGCTTCTTCAATTTCACCTGTCGATTCTTCTACATATAACGATTTTTTATATAACTTTTCTGGCGTTAATTTCTCTAATTTTCTTACACTTGCTTTTGTTACTTTTTTAGGCTTTTGTGGGATTATATCTTCTTTAAATATAAATCCGCGTTTTTCTGCTCGACGAATAAATTGTTTGATTCTTTTTAGTTGTTTTGAGTATAACTTTTCTGTTTCTGTTTGTTTCCGTTTCTTTGCCATAATTTCACCCCTTTAATAAAATAAGGGGGGTTGCCCCCCCCTGTTAAATCAACTTTATCAGATTGACTCCACATCAAGAACACAATTGATAAAATCACGTCCAGCTTTTGTTTTACCACTAATTTTAATAACTGTAAATGGTGTGGTTTCCATTACACCGTGAATATCACTGATTGAGCGTTTGAAAGTTGCTGACTGACAGCTAAATACTTTTTTATCTGGAGTGATAATACTCAACACCTCTACAACTTCACCTGTTTTTTCTTTCACGTCATCAAATGTGAGATAACCGTCAACTGTGATTTTTTCACCGTCTGCTACATCTTTCATTGATGTAATATCGGGGGATGTTGTCATAAGATACTTTTCAACTGGTGTAAACTCTCTTGATGTTGCTTTAATTGTAATCATAGTTTTATTCTCCTTTTATTAGTTATTTTCTGTTTCTGTTTCGATGAATGGGTCTTCTGTTTTTCCTGTTCTATCTAACAGAGGGCGTGCGAGTTCAACAAATTCCTGTTCTGTCATTCCGTAAAGCGTTTCCTCTGTTTCAGTATCTACAACATGTACGACTTTCAACGATTCAGTTTCCAAAAGAGGTTTTACCTTTTTCAGAATTACTTCCTCGTCTTTGTAGGTACGTGGAATTGTAACAACCTTGTTACATGGTTCTGCATGTTCAATGTCCAAACAAAGAACGTTGACTTTTGTTGTTGTGATGGTTCGTGTAACCATTGGTAATCTTGCCATAGCTTTTTTCTCCTTTTTTCTTTAATTTTTTGTATTTTTATGCAAGACCCTCTTATGAGGGAATAAAAGTAAACGGAATTGCACTGTTTTAATGTTTCACGTGAAACAATTAATGCGTACTAGCATACTTTTAAGTTTTTTGGGGTTTAGGTGGGCGGATTGAATACCGCCACACCTGTGGCAAATGTAACTTGTTATTCCTCATTACTTTTATATATTAACATATTTTGTTATAAATGTCAATACTTTATTGTGTTATTTAAAATAAAAGTGCTCGGATAATATATAATCTCTGTAGCCCTTTATAATATCTTTTGAAACCTGTTCGGCTGTTAAGCCGTGGGAAATGTGGTTGGATATTTCCGATATTGTAAAATGGTAAGTGTAAATGCCTAATGGTTGAATATCAGCAATCAAAACGTCGTCCTGTACCCAACAATTTGAAAAGCCTTTAATTTTTTTGTGCAATGCTTTTCTAACCTTATTTGCAAAAAATGCTGTCGTTGCTTTTTCTACTTTAACTGTCATTGTTTTTTCTCCTTTTTCTAATTTTGCTGTTTCACGTGAAACATTTATAACATCTCTTCAATTACTTTCATAACTTCCGTTAAAGTGTCCCATTGTATTGCTAAATATTCATCAGCTGGACGTTTAGAATAGTTTTGAGCGTTGGCCGTTATGGAATTTCTAGTTTCTAATATGCTTTGGTATGCCTTTCCTAATGCTTTACATCTTTCTGATTTTCTATCAAAATTTGTCATAGTTTTTCTCCTTTTTCTAGTACACTGGTTAATTTTTTAACAATGTTTTAATTTTCCAGCTCCAGTTCTAATAAACCGTCAATAACCCTCATACGTATTACATCACGAACCAAAAGCTCATTTGTATTACCTAATTCAATATAGTAATTTGCAAAATGTTCAGTGCTAAATTTCATATCGTATATGTTAAGTGTTACTCTAATTTTTGTTCGCGGGTCAACCCACGTTAAAATATTATTAAATTTCATGTTCTTTTTCATCTCCTTATACGTTATCTGTAACGCTTTAAAATTCTACAACGGAAAATTCGTAAAATGTCTCAAAATCCATTGTTAGCAAAATCCCAAAGGTTTCACGTGAAACAAGTTTTATATCATCACTACCTGTGATATATCTAGCGTGAGATAATAAATCACGCTTTGATGGGTTTCTCTGCGAATCGTAAGTGAATTGTTTAATGTCGCCATCAACGCTAACAGTAAAAATAGTGCGTTTTGCTTTTACTTTTATCATTTCTATATTCTCCTTTATGTTTTTATTTCCCTTTTAGGGTAATGCGTGGAGTGGAATCGAACCACCCTACACCCTCACGCTTTTATTTGTAATAGCCTCTTTTTTCTAATTCTGAATGAATAGTAGCTCTAATTTTCTCTGCTCTTTTTTCTAATGCAAAACATTCTTCAATCTTATATTGTTTCTTAGCAAAATAAAAAGCAATTGCTAATTCGTTAAATGCGTCTTTTGTTGCTGTTATGTCGCCTAAATCATGTAATGTAATAGTAATTCTTTCTTCTTTCATATTTATTCTCCTTTTCTGCTTATTTAATTCTCAAAGTACAGTAATGTTATTATTCTGTACGTAGTGTGCTAACTGTCTAGGTGACATTTCACACATTTTCTGAGTAAAATTAGCAACTATATAGACGTTTCCTGTTGTATTTTTACACATACATTCAGTTTCACTCAACCATCCACGTCTGGTTTTATTACGAAGTTTATGAATACCATCATTTCCTACAGGAACTATTGCACCATAACTTCCATAATATTCGACACATATCGCGTACATAATATTCTCCTTTTCTTTATTTCTTTTTTATTATTTTTACTTACTATTCCTTACAAGTATAATATACTACATTTCTAGCAATATGTCAATACATTTACATAAAAATAATACACATATTTTCACTATTTAAAGTACATTATTTTCTACTTGACAAGTACTACAATATATGTTATAATGGGGAAATGATGTACGCCGTTGAGTTGAATGGGGTCCAA